GGGGCGGGCTACGCCCGCCCCGACCGATCACGCCGACGCGACCTTCAGCAGCTTGATCGCCTCCGAATTCATCACCGCCCCGCCGACGCGCTTGGTGGCATAGAAGTGCACGAACGGCTTGTTCGAATAAGGATCGCGCAAAATCTGCGTCTCGGCTCGCTCGGCGATCAAATACCCGGCCTTGAAGTTCCCGAACGCGATCGGGAAGGTGTTCGCGGCGATGTCGGGCATGTCCTCCGCCTCGACCACCGGATAGCCCAGCAGCGTGTTCGCCTGTCCCTCGGCCAGCCCCGGCGTCCACAGGAACGCGCCGTCCGCCGTCTTGAACTTGCGGATGCGCGCCGCCGTCTGCGCGTTCATCACCCAGCACGCGCCCTGCCGGTACGCCCCCCGCAGGCTGTGCACCAGGTCGATCAGCCGGTTTTCCGGATCGGCGCCGAAATCGGCCGCCGCGCCGCTCGGCAGATATTGCAGCGTCCCGAACGCCCGCACTGCGTCGCCGGTCGTGGCGGTGGGATAGTTCAGGAACCCGCGCGGCCGCCCGGCGCCGCTGCCCGCGACGAACGCCTGCCCCTCGGCCCGCGCGAACTCGCTGGCGATCTCGTCGGCCAGCCAGACCTCGACGTCGAACGCGGCGTCGTCCAGCATCGCCTGGCTCGCCGCCGGATTGGCGTACAGCTCGCCCATCGGCGGGGCGATTTCGTTGAAGGTCGGCGTCGCCGTCTCCGGCCGCGCGCCGCCCTCGCTCGCCCAGCCCGACGGCGTCGCCCCGCTGGTAACCAGCTTGCGGTATCCGGCCGACCCCACGCTCACCACCTGCGCGATGGCGCGGATCGGGCTGGCGCTCTTCAGCGTCGCGCCGATCATCGCGTCGATCTCGCGCGGCACGGCATAGCCGCCGCCCGCATCGCTGGTCCCCGCCACCGCCTTCGTCTCGATGGTCATGCCGCTCCGCACGAACGCGCCGAAGCCACCGCCCCGCACCCCCATGCTCAGCATCGGCCGGCTCGCACCCGCCGCCACACCCGAAAAGCTCCCCGCCAGCGTCTCGATCGTCATCCTCGTCGTCCCCATGAAAAAAGGGGCGCCGCGTTGCTGCGACACCCCGTTGTGGAAAAGTTCGTGAAAGTCTTTGTTGGTGCGGTGCCGGTCCGCTCCCCCACCCGGCCATCCATCGGAATACCGTGTGGGTGGCCGGGTGGGGGAGCGGGCCGGCACCGCACGACGCGCGCGAGCGCGTCCGGAAAACGCTCACCCGTCCTCGACCGCATGGATGCGCGCGAGCACCTGCATCGGCTGCGCGACCACGCTCACCTCGATCAGGTCGGCGGCGGCGATCGTCCGCCACGCCCCCTGCCGCACGCTGCGCGCCCGGTACCCGAACGACAGCCCGTCGACCGCCCCCGCCCGGACCAGCCGCGCCGCCTCTCCGCCCGCGATCCGCCCGATCACCGCCAGGCCTCGCGCATCCTCGCCCAGCCACTCGACCGTGCCGATCGGGTCCCCGCGATGCTGCCACAACAGCGGCACCGCCCCCGCCGCCACCAAGGCACCGGGCAGCAGCACGTCGCCGCCCCGGTCCGCCCGGCCGAAGATCGCGGCATAGCCCGCGAACCTCACCGCGCCCATTCGGGCCACCCGGTCCGGACCGCGATGCCGACCAGCAGCAGCGCGAACGCCATCCGCATCACCCACGCCACCGCCGCGCGCACCGCCGATCGCTTCGCATCGCGCCACGCCTTCAACAGCTCGCGCAGCTCCTGCACGTCGGCCGCCGCCGCCGCGTCCGACAATCCGATCCGCGCCATCGCCCGGCTCGCGCCCAGCTCGCCCGCCTCCTCCGCAATCGCGCGCAGCGTCTGCAGGTCGGCGCCATCGTCCGCCGCCTGTCCCATCAGCTGCGCCAGCAGCCCCGTATCGCCCATCGCTTGCCTCCTGCCTGTCGCCGCGCTAGCCCGGCCCCGTGAGACCGCGCCTCCGCATCATCGCCGCCGCCTTCGGCGCGGCCCTGCTCGCCTTCACCTTCGCGTTGCCGTTCCTCAAAGGGAAACGCTGCCTCGACGCCGGCGGCCGGTTCGACCGCACGACCTTGGTCTGCACGCCGCGTTGATTTGTGAGGTGCGGTGCCGGCCCGCTCCCCCACCCGGCCACCCACACGGTATTCTCGATGGGTGGCCGGGTGGGGGAGCGGGCCGGCACCGCACCTCCGCGTGAGCGGATCGGACAGCGCGCTCACATCCCCACCAACCCCCGCTTCTCGTCGTCGGTCAGGAAATCCGCCCCCGCCACCCGCGTCCACAACTGGTCGCGCTCGTCGCTGAGCGCCGGGATCGCCTCCATGTCGATCTCCAGCGCACCCGTCCCCAGCCAGCCATCGATCCCCTGCCCGATCGCGCCCAGCACCCGCTTGCCCAGCGGCACGATCGTCTGCCGCCACAGCGCGCGGTTCGCCTCGCGGTAATTCGCGAACGTATTGTCGCCCGGCAGCCCCAGCAGCATCGGCGGCACCCCGAACGCCAGCGCGATCTCGCGCGCCGCCTGCGCCTTCAACCCCACGAAATCCATGTCCGCCGGGGTCAGGCTCATCGCCTGCCATTTGAGTCCCCCGTCCAGCAGCATCGGCCGCCCGGCATTGGCCGCCCCGGCAAAGGCATCGTCCATCTGCGCGCGCAACCGGTCGAACTGCTCGCCCGACAACACCCCGCCATCCCCCGGATCATGGACCAGCGCCCCCGACGGCCGCGCGGCATTGTCCAGCAGCGCCTTGTTCCACCGCGCCGCCTGATTGTGGATCGCGACCGCACCCGCCGCCACGCCCAGGCAGCCCAGCCCATAATGATCGTCCAGCGGATGAAAGCCGCGCAGGTGGATCAGCCCCGGCCGGCCGCCCTCGCCCTCCATCGGAATGCGCAGCACCCGCTCACCCACGCGATAGCGATAGGCGACCGGCCATCCGCCCGCATCGGCCTCAACGGTCACCCGCTCGGGCCGCAGCGCATAGAGTTCGCCGATCCCGCCCGCGCCGTCGTCGAGGATCTGGATATAGGCGTTGCCGTGCAGCAGCAGTTGCGCGCCCACGCTTTCCAGCAGGTCCTGCCCCGCCGACCGCGCCTCGACCAGCGTCACCCCGCGCGGATCGCCCTTCAGCGGCAGCGACGCCAGCCCTTCGGCCACGATCCGGACCGCGCGCTGCGCGATCGGATTGCCCAGATACGCCTCGCGCAGCTGCGCCTCATAGCCTTGCGCCCAATCCCCCGCCGCCGGCCCGCTGCCGTCGCGCCAAAGGGTCGCGCCGCCACGCGCCAGCACCGGACGCGCGCCATCGCGCCCGGACCTGCGTCCGAACCATTTCATGCTCGTTCTCCTGTTGTCGGGCCGTGCCCGTTCGATGTCTTGAAGGGCAGCGTGCCCTCGCCGTGCACTGGCGTACCCCCGCGCAGGCGAGACCTCTGCAAAAGTCTTGAACAGAGCCAACGCCTCGCCGTACCCCGGCGAAGGCCGGGGTACGGATCGGGGGCTTTTGCAGAGGTCTCGCGCAGGCGGGGATAAATGAACGGGAGCGAACCGCCCCCACACCGTCACCCCGGACTTGATCCGGGGTCCCGCTTCTTCTTCCCCAGCCGAAAGCGAAGGCGCGTTCGCGGCACCCCCTTCTCGACTACGGTTCTCGACAACCTCGAACCTGCGCTCGAAGCAAACGGAGAGGACGAAGGGCAAGCAAGGGACCGCAGAGCGCGAAAACACCACCCCCCTAGCCCCCACACACCCCGTTCGGTTCGAGCAGCTTAGAGCCTGTCGAGAAGCGTCCGTCGAGAACCCCGCCCGCAACTCACAACACCCGCACCACCGCCTCCCCGCGCCCGCCCAGCATCAGCTCGAACATCGCCCACACCAGCGCATCGGCGCGGTCCGGCGAGCGCCCCGGCCCCTCATAGCCACCACCGGAAACCAGCCCGCACAGCTCGTCCTCCAGCGCGGGAAACGTGCGGACATGAAACGCCCGCCCGCCCTCGTACAATGCCGCCACCGGCTCCGCCCGTGCCGCCTTCCCCCGCGACGCATGGACCAGCCGCACCGGCAATCCGGCATCCGCCGCGCGCAGGACGCTCGCGACCATCGCCCCGCCCTGGTTCGATTCCGCCACCACCCGGTCGGCGCCATGGCGGCCCGCGCACGCCGCGACCGCGCCCGCCCACCCCTCGGGCGACAGGCCGGAAACGCTGGCATCCTCCAGCACATAGGCATGGCCGTCCACGCCCTTGCCGACCGCCACGATGCCGCACGCATCGCCCCCCACCCCGGCGGGCGGATCGACCCCGACGACCACCCGCACCAGCGTCGGCACCGCGTCCACCCGCCGCTCCTCGATCATCGCGCGCGACCACAACGCGCCCGCGACATCCTCGATCAGCTCGCCCTCCAGCTCCTGCCGGCCCAGCCGCGTGCCGGCATAGGCCCCCTCGATCTGCGCGAACCAGCTTTCGGACAGATGCCGGTTGTCGCGCGACCGCCCGCCGGTGATCCGCACCCCCGGCATCGCCCGGATGCGCCGCAGCAGCGGGATCACGCGCGGCGTGGTCGTGACCAGCGTCTGCGGCCGCTCCCCCATCCGCATCCCCATCATCAGATTGTCCCATGTCGCATCGGCATTGCGCCATTTCGCCAGTTCGTCGCACCACGCGACATGATGCTCCGGCCCGCGCAGTCCCTCCGGGCTTTCGGCGGCATAGACGAACGCCTTCGCGCCCGACCCGAACTCGACCATGTTATGCGACGGCCGATATTTGACCGCGCCATAATGTCGCCCGATCGCCAGAAGCCCCGCCGGCCCGCGCACCATCACCGTTTCGACGTCGCGCCGGTTCGCCCCCACCAGCGCAATGCGCAGGTCGCCCCGGTCCGCCGCCTGCGCGCACACCCATTGCGCTCCGGCGCGGGTCTTGCCGAACCCGCGCCCCGCCTGGATCAGCCACACCGTCCAGTCATTGTCGGCGACCGTCTGTCCGGCATGGGCATAGATGCTCCAGCGCGTCGCCAGTTCGAGCCGCCGGCTGGGCGTCAGCCGCGCGATGATGCGCGCCTGTTCGGCATCGTCCAAGGCGATCAGCTCCTCGATCATCGGATCGCGCGGCGTCATGCCCGTTTCTCGCGCTGGCGGCGCAGGATGCGCAGTTGCTCCAGCAACATCGCGTCGGTTTCCGCCTGCGTAGCGCGATGCCGTACCTCGCGAACGCCCGGCCCGCCGCTGCCCTTCTGCGACGTCTGATAGCGTTCGAGGAGCCGCATCGCCTGATCCACGCTCATCGGTTCGACGATCACATCGCCCTTTTCCGCGCCACCGGTATCGCCATCCTCGAACGCCGCCACCGCCTTGCGCAGCAATTCGGCCTCCAGCCGCTCGTACCCGACCAGCATCGCACTGCGCAGTTGCTCGGCGAACACCGGATCGCGCCGGCGCAGCGCGTAGAGGCCGGTCTTGGTCATGCCCACGGCGGTCAGCGACGTAGCCAGATTACAGGTCGCGGCGATATGGTCGAGAAAGGTTGCCCGGCGCGCATCGGTCCAGCCATGCGTCACATGTCGCCGTTGCAGCGGACGGTTCGTTCCGCTGCGGATCACGCTGTCACTTGCCATGTCCCCACCCCCAGACGCGGATCGGGGCCGACGACGTTTCCGCCCGGCCCCGATCCCTACAATTCCCGATGTTCCTGTTTTGTGCCATATCAGCGTCGCGCTGTCAACCGGAATGTTCCCATCTGGTTCGTTTTAACCCAGCCATGGCGGATTGCGCCCGTCGTCCCCACATAAGGGGCATCGTTGGCAGATGGTCCGTAGGCGCCAGCGACCGGGAGACGCACGCGCTTCCGCTTACGCTGTCGGGAGCGTCAACGATGGACCTCAACGATCTTCTCCACCGCCATCAGGTCGCGCTGATGCGCGTCGCCAATGCCAAATCGGTCGAGGCGGCGCATTCGCACGGCGGCATCGCCCGCTGTTATGAAAAGCAGATCGCCTCGCTGCGCGACCTGCTCGGCGCCTCGGGCCGGATGGTGACCGCATGA